ATGATACAGATTGATAACGAACACCCGGATTACCGCCGGCTGGCGCCCACGTGGGCCATGTACCGAGACCTATACGTGGGTGGTCAGCAATTCAAGGCTCGCGCGATCAACTATCTGACGCGGAGGCAAAAGGAGCCGCTCGATGTCTTTGCGGAACGCTTATCGAGAGCGTTCTATGAAAACTACATTGGATCGATTGTGGATTGGTACAGCTCAACGCTGTTTCACCGTGAACCAAGTTTGCAATATAGCGGGGGGGCTGATCCGGCTCGGAGCTTTCTTTCGGAGTTGCAAGACAATTGCGACCGCCGTGGGACGACGCTGTCGGCGTTCTTTCAAGACTCATTTCGAAATGCGCTGGTTGTTGGGCGAAGTCTAATTTTGATTGATTTTCCGCGGGCTGAGAAGACACCGTCGAATCGAGCGGAGGAAGAAGCGAGCGGACTGTCGCGCGCCTTTCTCGTGAGTTATCAGGCGGAAGATCTGATCAATTGGAGCAAAGACGAAAGCGGCTGTTACGAATGGGCGGTTTTCCGAACGAAAGTTGAAAAGCAACCCGACGTAACCTCGCCGACGCGAGTAACGGAGACGATTTGGCGTTACTATGATCGGACGCATTACCGTTTGTACCACCGACTAGAAGGAGGCGAACAGGACAATGCGATCGAATTGTTGGACGAGGGCTTCCATGCACTTGCGAACCAACATCGAGTTCCGATTTTTGACTTAGAAGCGACTGATTCTTGCTGGCTCATGAATAAGGCGGCTCAATCGCAGTTGGAGTATTTCAATAAGTCGAATGCTCTTGGATGGGCGATCACGATGGGCCTGTTTGCCATGCCGGTGATCTACTCCGATCGAGACTGGAATCAGATTGTTGGTGAAAGCTACTACATTCAGCTAGCTCCAGGAGACAGGTTCGGTTGGGCCGAGCCGGATGGAAAAGTTCATCAGATTGCGGCGGCCCATCTGCAAACGCTCAAAGAGGAAATCTATAGGGTTTGTTACTTGTCCCAGGCATCGGGTGAGACGAGTGGAGGACATGCGCAGTCAGCACAGAGCAAGCAGCTTGATTTCAAATTGACGCAAGAGATGCTGCGCGCTTACGGCGTTTGGGTAAAGAGTGTAATGCGGAAAGTTTTGGAAGCAATCGTTGCAGCGCGCCAAGATGATGTGCAGGTGAGCATTACAGGTTTAGACGAATTGGACATCAGTGATTTCGCCAGTGAATTACAGCAAGCCACAAACTTACTTGCGCTCGGAATTCAATCGGCGACTTTCAAACGGCAGGTCTTCGAGCGGCTCGCTTTGAAGTACTTGAGCGACGTGAGACAGGAGACGAAGGATCAAATCGTGCAAGAAATTGCAGATCAAATCGAGAGTCAGTTGGAGAAGAATTAAATGTCAGAACAAAGAGTAGAAACCCCGTTGGATCAACAATCCGAAATCCGGGATGTGGTGAGGCAGACGATCCAGGAGTTTGTCGAGGCTGAACAGAGCAAAGCGGAGCCGGCGTATAGGGCCGAACTGCAGGAAGAGCGCAAGCGTCGCGAAAGCCTGGAAGGCCGTCTGAATCAACTGGTGGAAGAAAACCGCAAGGCTCGCGCGATGGCCGACGAGGCAGATCGCAGCTCACAAATTCGCGGCGAATTGCAGCGTCTTGGCGTTGCCAAGGTGGAGTTGGCATTTCGCGCGGTAAAAGACGACATTGTACGAACGGAGGACGGCCGGCTGCAGGCGCGGGGTCCGGAAGGAAAGACGTTGCAAGACTTTTTGGCTGGATTCGTCCAGGAAAACCCAGAGCTCTTGCCGGCGCGAATTCCCGGGGGTAGCGGTGCACAACCTCCGGCAAGAAATGTACAACAAGGTATCCCTGGCGGGATCGAGCTCGAAAAGATTAAACCGGGCATGAGTAAAGAAGACAATGACCGGGTGCGCCAGGAAATCGCGAAGCTCGCTTCGCAAATGTTGCGCGGGATGTGATCGATCCGCAAAAGAGCAACTTGCTTCGAGTAGTAACTCGCAGTAAGTTGCTCACGGTCTGAATAACTCGGGCGCTTAGCGTCCCACAAATATTTAGGAGATTTATGGCTATTATTACATCCGCCAATCTGGCGAATGCGATTGTAAAGCTGGTGGCTGCGGATGCTCTGCCGGCGCTCATGGGGAACATGGTGATGGGTAACCTTGTTAACCGTGATTATGAACCGGTACTGGCGAACGCCGGTGATACGGTCAACGTTCCGATTCCACCCGTTCTGGTGGCGAATAACATTGCGGAAGGTGGAACGGTCAATCCGCAAAATCCGAGCTTGGGCAATGCACAGATCGTTCTGAATACGCATGCGGAGGCGACTTTCCAGATTCCAGATGTTACGAAGGCCTTGGCTTTTCCCGAGCTGTTGAGGGCCTATATGCAGCCGGCGGTGATCGCGATTGCATCAAAGGTGGAAGCGGATCTGCTCAACCTGTATAGCCAATTCACGGCGAATGCAGTGTTAGGCGTAGCTGGAACGCCGGTCACGGAGGCAGTCATTGATTCGGCGGAAACGGCGCTATTTACAGCGAAGGTGCCGCCCAGCATGCCAAAGTATTTGGTAGTCGATTCAAGCACTTACTCCGCTATCCGGCAGATTCCGCGCTTCAGCGAGTACTACTCGGCGGGAGAGGCGGGGCTGAAGGCTTTGGTGGAGGGCAATGTTGGCAAGATGAAAGACTTCTTTATCTTCCGTTCGCAGTATGTGCCCGTAACTGGTTCGCCCGCGCCGACTATTCACAACCTGGCATTCACCAAGGACGCTCTTGGCTTGGTTGTCCGACGTCTCCCTCAGCCGCTGCCGGGAACTGGCGCAGTTGCTGAATACGCAGAGGTTGGCAATTTTGGCCTGCGCATTGTGATGAGCTACCAGCCGAACACGCTGGCGCAGCAATTCACGGTGGATGTGCTCTACGGTTGTGGCGTGTTGCGAAACAATTTCGCTGTTCAGATCAACGCATAAACAAAGCAGTATCGACAAGACTAAGCGTGTGAAGGAGCCGTTTCATAGCGGCTCCTTTCTTTTTTGATTCGAAGAGGAAACTATATGGACTTAAAGCAATATTTCAAAAAGATCAAAGATACCGAAGCATCTATTCAGGATGAGTATCCATTAATTGTCAGTTTGGAGACTTCGGACGGTGGCAAGCCGGGTGCCTTGGTTGAAGTATCTCGAGCACAAGCCGCGAAGGCGATTGCGGAGAACCGGGCGGTTTTAGCTACTGATGAGCAAAAGACGGCTTACTACGTGCAAGAAGCGCTGCGAAGGAAAACTATCGAAAAGGCCGAGTTGTCGCGCCGTCTGCAGATTGCGATTATCTCGGATTCTGAGTTGCGCACTGCTGCCAGCCAGTTAGAAGCGGAAGACGAGCCGCGGGGTTCAAGGTAGGAACTCATGGCGCTTTTTACTGACGCGCAGATCGTCACCATAGACGATTTGCTGCCATTTGAAGCCTCATTGGTTCAAGTGGCTTCTTCGCATGACATCAATGTAGATCAAAAAATCGCTTTGGCGATCAGCTCGGTAAGTGAAAAGCTGTTGCTACTTCTCAACGATACGGGTATGTCCGATCCACAGTGGTTGAGCCGCCGCGTGATCGGATTGTCAACCGTCGTCGTTACGCCTCCGCTGCAGCGCTGGCTGTGCTTTGAGGCGCTGGCCCGGTTCTTCGCAGAGGCGTACAACGTGCAACTGAATACGCGGTTTGAGGGGAAATGGAAGGAATATCAGGATGAAACAAGGTTCGCCGCCGATCAAACAATTCAGGCGGGCTTGGGCATCGTTTTTAAGCCGCTCCCAAAACCTAAAATGCCGGAAGTGTCCGTTCAACAGGGTAACGCTCCCGCGGAGCCTTTGTTTGTTCAAACCTCCTGGCTGGACGCGCAAGGGAACGAAGGTGCACTGAGCCCAGTGAACGGACTCGTTGCAAATAACGGAAGCAGTATCTCCGTTCAAATGGCCGAGGGCGCGCTGCAATCGCCGCCCGCGGCTTTCGGTTGGAATATTTACCTCGGTTCCTCTGCAGCTGAAATCACTTTGCAGAATGGGAATCCGTTGACGATCGGATCAACCTGGAGTCTGCCGGCCTCCGGAATTGTGGACGGTCCGCAACCGGGTGGCGGCCAGGTGCCGAACTACATTGTCCCTGTTTCCAGGCAAATCAGAAGAGGCTAAACCATGCTGCCATTGACACTACTCGCGACCAACAAACTGTTGAACTTATTGACAGCTACTAATGCCTTGTCACAGGCGATCCAAACAAGCGCGGAGGCAGCGGGACAAGAAATAGCACCGTTGAATTCGGCTCAGATCATTGGATCGTACGTAGGCCCAGATATGGGAGACCTCGATCTTCAGCTTACCTACCCGCGCGTTTGCCTTTACGCGATTCAGGTCGCAAATAATCAGCGAGAAAAGTTTCGAGCGTTTTCGGGGGTGGTGGCGATATCAGTTGATATTTGGTCAAGCGCAAGCCTGGAGCAGCAAACAGAGGCAGCGCTGCATTTTTACGTTGATGGGATTGCCGGTATCTTGCGGGCGAATATCGGCGATTGGGGCGACGGTTGTCGCTACTCCGGGATTTATGACGTTCGTATGCAAACACCCAAAGCAGGTGGTTTGGGGTTTGTTCAGTCAGCAAAGCTGACATTCAATTTGGAAGTGAGTTTTAACTAGGTGCTCTATGGCTAATTACATTTGGTCTGACGCGAATCGGTTTTATGTGGCAACTGAGTCGAAGTATGGCGCGCCGGCGCCGATTCAACCGTCTAGCCGTTTTCAGGCAACGTGCCTGAAGTGTCATCAAAGCCAGCAGCAGTCCAGGCGGAGGGATAAGACCGGCGCGCGTACGTATATGGGTGGTAGTCCTACGGCGCCTGTTACCACACGATTTGAAGTCGATACGGTGCTGACCTCTTGGGATGAGAGTACAGCGCCGAGTTGCGGACCCTTTGTTCAGGCTGCTATGGGGGAACCTCCGAAGTTCGTCGGAGGTTTGATTGTTCAGACCGCGAATGGGTCGGAGATTCAAACACAATCCCCTCATAACCTGACAGTCGGTTCTGCGATTGCAAGCGGTAAGGAGATCCGATTTGTGACATCTGTTGTTGATTCGGACTCAGTGTTAATCAACTTGCCATTTGCCATCAATCCAACCGTAGGAGCTACGTTGGCGTCTACCGTTTGCTACCACTTGGCAACGGCGCTGACAAGCTTGTCGGTTTATGACTATTGGGATCCGGCAGGCGCTGTAAGCCGGATTGTGACGGGGGCTGGAGTAGATATGTTTCAAATTACTGTGAAAGGAGACGTTCATGAACTGACCTTTAGTGGACCGGCCGCAGACCTGCTTGATTCGTACAGCGGTGCGTTCGGGGTTTCAGGTGCGCTCTCTTTTCCGGCCGAACCACCCGTTTCGGAGTTCGATTACTCGATCGTACCTGGCCAGCTCGGCGCAGTTTGGCTCGGTTCACCGTTGAACCAAGTTTTCACCTTGACCGAAGCGGCGATCGAAATCAGGAACAACCTCCTTGTCAGAAGTCATGAATTCGGGTCGTCGTATCCGATGGCGCTGGTCAGCGGACCGCGCGAGGTTGTCTCGAGCTTCACGCTCTTTGCGCAGGATGACACGAACACAACCAGCCTCTATAGTGCGGCCAAGAACAGAATTCCGATTTCTGCGATGTTGCAGCTCGGAGTGCAGCCCGGGCAGCGGATGGCCGTTTACCTGTCGAATGTAGTTCCAGAATTGCCATTGTACGAAGAGTCCGAATCGAACTTGCTTTGGACGTTCAACAATAGCTTGGCAAAAGGGGTGGCGAATGATGAAGCTTATATCGCCTTTGCGTAAAGACATTAAATATGTAAGCACGTTGTGGCATGCGAGCAAGACGATGCCTGGAGTTCGCTTTGCCATTAAGCGTGTCTCTTTGCACCAGAGAATCGAACTTAACCATAGGGTTAGGGAACTCGCGCTAAAGAACGAGTTTCTAAGAACTGGGGACACGGAAGATCGGTTGCAAGCCGCTCTATCGGATTTGTTGGTCACGAAGCTTTACCTCGAATGGGGCTTGGCGAGTGTCGATGGACTATTGATTGACGGGGAAACGCCATCAACCGCCGTGCTGATCGACAGGGGTCCAGAGAGTTTGGCGGCCGAAATAGCGGGGGCTATTCAGACCGAAAGCACGTTGACGGACGAAGAAAGAAAAAACTCCTAATCGCATTCCATTTTCATAGCTCGGAGCAAGCCGCGTGGAAATGCGATAGTTGCGTGCGCAGCGGCTTGCAAAGAATACGGAGATGTGCGTGGCTACATCATCAGGCGGAGTCTAACGCCAAACCGGTTTGGGTCAAGGGGAGAACCATTGCTTTTCAGTGTCCGAAGTCGATCATAACTGCGCGCAGTCTTTCGCTTATAGAGCTGTTCGTGGTTTGGAGACGATGCGGAGGGGAACTCTGGTCTATGGAAGCGAAAAGTGCAGAAGCATTGTTGTTGCTGCAAGAGGAAAGTCAAAAGAGGAACGAGAATGAAGAAGACAAATTTTAATTTGCCGGGTTTGCCGAGCACGCCAGCATCACCCACTAGCAACAAACGAACTGCGCCGCTGCGTGCCGCGGGCACTTCCAAAGCGAGTGGATTCAATACTAACTCAGATAAGCCCCTCAAGTTTGGCAACGCTTCTCGAGCTGCGACGAAGAGTCCACAGTCCACTAGCTCCTGGTCTAGCCTTCTTTCGGGCGCTAGCTCAAGTGGCTTAGCCGGCAATCTCAGTGCAGCCAGTGGCTTTGGTGGTGGAATTGGATCTTTGATCTCCGGACTGGCCAGCTTGTTTGGAGGAGGGAAGACCGCGCCGCCCGCTTTGACTGCTTACCAGCTTCCGACCTCTCAAGAGCAGACGGTCTCAACAGGAAGTACCATCTCGACGCCTGGAGTCTATGGCGGCCCTCCCTCGGCGACGACTTTCGAAACTGGCGGTGCACAAATCGTGCAGTCCGTGAGAAACGCGCTGTTGAATTCGAGCTCATTGAACGACGTGATTGCGGAGCTTTAACATGGATTTCCCAAAACTCAGTTCTGGTGCCGTCGCGCAGTACGGATCGCCAATGGGCTCCGTGTGGTCGGCGCAAATTATACGTTTCCTGGATGGATCTGACCAGCGTTTTCTTTCGTCTGATCGGCCATTCCGCAGGTGGTTGATCGATCTTCGATTGCTCAATGAATCCGAGGTCGCTGCCATCGAGGCGTTTTTCAACGCCTCGAGTGGCGAATTTTCGTCCTTCACTTTTCCTGATCCCATGAGTGGCCTGGGAGTGCCGAACTGCCGCATCGGCTCCCCGGAACTGATCAGTGAGTATCTGGGGGTAGATATAGCGGCGACTTCAATGTGGGTGGTTGAAACAAATGGCTAATTTGGCATTTCCACAACTGAGTAGCGGCGCTCTTGTTCAGTACCCGATTCGCAAATCAACGATGGTTCGCACGATTAAGAACATCATGGCCGACGGCAGCATGCTTGTCACCGCCGATCCCGGCGCTGCCCAACTCGTATGGACCTTAACTTACGTGGATCTGTCAACCAGCGACCTGGACGCGATCCAGACTCACTTTACAGCATGC